AGGCGTGGATCACTTGACCAACGGCACGTCCAAATACAACGTCACCATTGCGGACGGCAGCAGCCCGCCCAAAATCCCGACAAAGTTTGGAGGCAACGGCTCAACGGCATACAGCACCATGAACTGGTGGGAGGCCAATGAAGTGTTGCAGGCATACGGTAAGCGTTCGCCTAGTTATGACGAGTTTGCCGCACTGGCCTACGGCACAACCGAAGCCACATCAGGCGGAACTGACCCTGTTTCAACCATTCTGCGCAACGCCTACACCAGCAAGTGGGGCGTCATGCTGGCAACGGGCAACTTGTGGGTGTGGGGCGCAGAATTTGGAGGTGGAGCAGCAGCGGCAAGCTGGACGGCCAACACGGGCGGGCGAGGTTCCACGTACCAGATGGAAAACGCCGTGCTATTTGGGGGCAGCTGGGCCAACACGTCGAACGCCGGTTCACGTGCCTCGGTCTGGTACGACTCGCCCGCGGCCTCGGGCCACGACGTCGGGGCGCGCGGCGTCTGTGACCACCTGATCCTTGACTAAGGCGGCGACAGCCGCCGGAACAATACGATAGAACATGGAACCCGAAAAAGAAGTCACGCAATGCTACGAGCAGATGAACATCGTCGAAAAGTACGAGACGGTCATCGCGTATCTGTACCCCATTGCGCAGAACATCCCACGCAAGCATGGCGTGGCCAAGGCCATGTTCATCGAGTGCCTGCTAGAGCAGGTCAAACTGATTGTGGAAGCGGGGAAGTCTGGACAGATTTCCCGCCTCTACGTCGCGGATGCGGGCCTCTCGCAACTGCGATTTTGGCTGCGGTTTCTGGTGAGCAAACAGGTTCGCGGCATCACGCCACACCAAGTCGAGACGGCACAAGTGCTGATCGCGGAGGTCGGGCGTCTGCTGGGTGCCTGGATCGTGAAGCAGAAACGCAGAGGGCAACATGGATAAATTCGCCGTGCTATTTGGGGGCAACTGGGACAACACGTCGAACTCCGGTTCACGTGCCTCGAACTGGAACAACTCGCCCACGAACTCGAACAACAACATCGGGGCGCGCGGCGTCTGTGAGGACAAGGAATTGGCATCACCTTTGCTCTGCTGTCGTTACGGCGCAGCAGGCCGGCCTTCTTCCATGTGGTCAGCCATGTTGTCCTGCTTCGGCAAACACCCTTGGGGGTCTGGTAGAGCGCCTAGTAGCCACCGTGTTGTGGCGAACGGCGCGGCCAGCTTTTGCCATGGGTAAGCGCCACGGACATCTGATCGAGCAGATTGCCAGCATGGACAATCTGCGCGATGCCTACGTCAAGACGATGCGCGGCAAGCGTCTGACTTGGGGATACCTTGAATTCAAGGAATACGCGGATATGAACTTGCGCAATATCCGCGAACAGTTGCTGGACGGTGCCTGGGTTCAGGGCGAGTACCGGCAATTCACCATCTACGAACCGAAACCACGTCTGATTTCCGCGCTGGACTTCAAGGACAGGCTGGCGCAGCACGCGCTGGTCAATGTCATCGGGCCAATTTTCGAGGCGTCATTGTTACCTTATACGTTCGCCTGCCGCGCTGGCATGGGCACGCACGCGGGCGTGCGGCACATTCAGGCAGAACTGCGGCGCACCCAGGCCACGCATTTCCTCAAGACCGATTACAGCCGGTTCTTTCCGTCGATTGACCGGGCACGCCTGCATCGTCTGATTGAGCGCAAGATCAAGTGCGACAAGACGCTGGCCACCATCAGGGCCATGGTGCCCAACACCGGGCACGGCCTGCCAATTGGCAGCCTGACCAGCCAGTTGTTCGCCAATGTCTATGGCGGCGTGATCGACCGATTCATTCACTTCGATATTGGCGCACGGCACTGGGCGCGGTACATGGATGACATCGTGATCCTGTCCTCCAACCCCTACGAGTTGCGCGACTGGTTCGAGGACATTGAGGAGGCCAGCAAGCAGCGCCTTGGGTTGGGCATCAGCAAGTGGCAAGTCTCGCCCGTGGCGCGAGGCATCAATTTTCTTGGCTTCCGCATCTGGCCGCGCCACAAGCTGCTGCGTAAGCGATCAGTCGTCGGCGCAAAACGCAAGATCAAGCGATACCTGAAAGCAGGCGATCAGGAGTCGCTTGACCGGTTTATCGCCTCGTGGCGTGGTCATGCCGACCATGCCGATACCTGCAATCTGTTCAACCACCTGGAGAATCGCTATGGCATCCACTGTCATCAACACCCGTGAGGATCTTGACGCCACCACCGGCACGCCCGAGCACGATGCCTTTATGGCCATGCTGCGCGGCACGCTCTACCGACTGGAGAAAGACGACAGCGCCGCAGTATGGCGTGCTGTTGAGGACAACAGCGTGATCGAACGCTTTGGCTTTACCCGTGCCAACTTCCCCGGTGCTGTGGCGCCCGAGCTGCCGGCCTACGTGCCGCCGCCTTCTGATGTGCCGCAAGCGGTAACCATGCGGCAGGCCCGCTTGGCATTGCTGGGCGCTGGGCTGTTGTCTCAGGTCAATGCCGCCATTGCCAGCATGTCGGGTGCGGAAGGCGAAGCGGCACGCATCGAGTGGGAATACGCGCAGGAAGTGCGACGGGATTCCGCGCTGGCGCAGTCGCTTGTCCCGGCGCTTGGCATGAATGAAGCCGGCCTTGACGCCTTGTTCACTGCTGCTGCTGCGCTGTGATGGACTACGCGCTGTTCGTCATCGCCTTCCTGTGGGCTTTCTGGGCCATGTACGTGCTGGTGATGGGCATCTATCGCGCCCATCTGGCAAAGCGCATGACGCCCGTGACGCTGGCCCTGTCGCTGCCTTTTGTGGCGCTTGGCTACGTCATGGATGTGCTGGCCAACATCACTATTGCATCGGTGGTGTTTGTTGAACCGCCACAGGAAATACTGGTGACGGACAGGCTCAAGCGGCACATTAACCACGGCACGGGCTGGCGGCAGGCGCTGGCCAGTTATGTGTGCGACCACATGCTGGACATGTTTGACCCCAGCGGAAACCACTGCTGACATGCGCTACCACGTCATTCCGATCAACGATCTGCGCGAGCATGTGCCGTCACCTTCCTGCTGGTGCAGGCCGACGCCAGACGACGAACACGACGTTTTCACGCATCACGCCATGGATCGACGCGAGGACTATGAAAGCGGGCAGCAACGCCTGAACTAGCCGTCGAATCGCTTGGCACGTCCGCATAATTGAGCAATTCTCAATGGGGGCATCATGGCCGGATTCAAACTCAACCGATTCTCCGGGCTGCGACCACGCATCCCTGAATCGCTGTTGGGCGACAGTGATGCCACCGTCGCTCAGAACTGCGACTTTGCCTATGGCGAGCTGCGCAACACCAAGGGCGGGTGGGCCTACCTCTCGCTGACCAACACACCGGCTGGCCTCTACACCGATGACGGCCTGACGTTCTTCTCATGGACGGCAGACGTGAATGCCGTTCGCTCGCCGCTGGCCAATGACACGTTCAACCGGATGTATTACACCGGCGACAACGGGTTCAAGGTAGCCAAACGGCTGGGCACGCGCATCAATGGCGGGGCGCCTTCCTCGTCCTACCTCGTCGGCGTGCCGCGCCCGACCGTCGCCCCCGTGTTGTCGGCCTTGCCGCCCACGCCGGTCAATGCCTCGAACGCGAACATCACGTTCCGCTTTCACTGGGAGTACGGCGGGATCAAGTATCAGGAGCAGGCCATCACGCCCACGGCGCAGGGTGATGCCACCTACCGCTTCACGCCGCCCGCCATTGCGGCCAGCACCCCGGCCACGGCCTTCCCGGTGCTGCGCATGACCGCCACGTGGAAAAGCGACAGTTCGCAAATCTTCGATCTCTACACCGGCAACTCGTCATTCAACGGCGCGGCCAGCGGCCTGTACAGCCTGGACATGACCAAGGACGCGGGCGATACGACGACCACCTACACGGTCACGCTGGCCATCTCCATCGCCTCCCTGCTGCTGGCCAGTGGCCTGGCTTGGTGGATCGAGCGCACCCGCTCGGACGGCCAGCAGTTGAGCGATCAATTGAATCTGGAGCTTAATCGTATCCGCTATGATGCCACCCAGATCAGCGACATGTTGCGGGCGTTGCTGCTCGACCCGCAAGGTCCGCGCGAACCGGAAGAACGCAAACGCGTGGCCGCCGCGCTCGGTGATCTCAAGGACGCCCTGGACTACTTGGAAAAGAAATACGCCAAGGATCCCCGGGTTGCCCGCCCGATCAAGAGCTTGCAGGAGTTTCGCGGTCTGACTCTGGATTTGCACGTTGCCAAAACCCTTG